ATGAGTTTATGTGGAGAGCGTTCAAGAGGATGCTAACAGAGGGTGATGGTGAGAATGTAGTGGGGTTAAAAGGTGTTCACTAAAATGGAGAAAAAAATGGAAGTTAAAAGATGTAGCGGTTACAAGGGGCATTGGGAATGTGAGAATGATTACCCGGATCATCAGGTTCCGGTTGATAATTTTGGAGTCGATGCGTGTAGCAAAGATGGTTTTCAAAATAAATGCCGTAAATGCAAAAATTACTACTGGACTCAGAGGCCCAAACATCCGACAACTGGACAAGTTAAGGTACATTGGAAAACTAAGATTGCCAAGGGTAGTGGGGGTGTGCAAGGGACTCCAGAGTGGCAATCATACCTTGACCGTGCAGAAGAGCAATGGAACAAAGAGGTTACAGAATGGAAAATCAATGACAAGGTGGTAGACATTACCCCCCGGTTTAAGTCTGAGTATGGGCCGTCAAAGCCTATGACTAAGAGGGGGTCAAAGGTGGTTGAGGGGGAGAAGATTCCAGAGGGTTGGGTTTACATTGTGCAGAACCCAGATGTCCCTTGGGTTCTAAAAATCGGCAAAACATTCCCTGATGGCATCCGCGATATCATGTCTAGCGCTAGGAGATTTGGTAGGTCTGAAATGGTATATAAGTTCCAGTTTGCGGAGGCTCTAAAGGCAGAGCAAGCGGTACACGCTATACTACACTACTGTAATCTACGAACACTAGGATATGATGACTGTGGAATGGAACTATTTAAGTGTACTCTGGAGGAGGCTATAGATGCAATCAATAAAGTTTACTCAGAAAATGATAGACCAAGCCTTGCAGTGGGCAAATGATCTTGGTGGCATTAAGAATTCCATTACAAAAGGTAGGGGTAATCTTGCCGGTAGGTTGGGTGAGATTGCCCTAGCCGATCACCTCTCAGTGGACGTACAAGACCACAGGGAGTACGATCTGGTTTATAAGGGTAGGAGTATAGAGGTAAAGACTAAACGCCGTACAGTGGCTCCTAGGGGCTTCTACGAGGTATCAGTGGCTAAGACCAGCAAACACCAACACCCTGACCTCTACGCCTTCATCAGTATGGAGTTTGACAGGAAGGAGAATGGTTCTTATTTCGGTTTAAAGAACATCTGGTTATGTGGGTATTCGGATGATTACTTTAAGAAAGCAAAGTATATGAAGAAGGGGGATAGGGATGGATCATTCACCACTCTGGTGGATATGTATAACTTGAGGATAGACCAACTTGATAAATCCATCTAAAGAACAGGAAGAGGAATGGGCAGAGGACAGAAGGTTACACTTTGCTAGGTACTGTTGGCTCAAACAGTACGAGGGTCTTTGGGTTCGGGGGGAATATCTAAAATGGCCTGAGATATTTGAGAGGAACGAGGGGATTTCTCTAAGGGTTTATGCGCGGGATCGCATGGATGAACGGCGACAACAGCGCCAACAGGAAAAGCGTGAAGTCCATAATAAATCGGGGGGTCAGACTTCCCTTCCCCTGTAAAGTCATCAGGGTCTTTTGTGTTCGCTATCAGGATTGTGTCATCGTCCTTGCTTATCAGCCACCCCACAGTAAAAAGGGTGGGGCAAGATATCTCCTGCTCCCACCCTGATGTGGCTATAATGTCGCGCCATTCTACAACGACTAATTCTTTTTCTTTATTTGCAGTGGGCCGGGAAGAATCCATCCCAGAACCATCGGCACTATGAAGATCAATATTAATGTCCATCCCCCAAGACTAACCAGTTTACCTATAATGGTGAAGAAGTTATCAGGAGCCTTGTTTATCACCTGTGTAGTCGGGGTCGTATCCGTCACCTCTATCACCGCATCTGTCACAAAGGCACTCGTCGTGGCTCCCATTACCACTGGTGCAAGCGCACCCCCACTGAGTGCAGATGCCGCAGTAGCACCTATCGCTGTCCCTGTTGCGACTATCGCTGACTTCTTTAGCGTTGAACATCCGGTACAGGAGAGCCAAAGAATAAGGCAAGTAAAAAGAATACCGCGACCACAGCGATTATGATTTGCACCTTCCCGTCTAAACTTTTCCATTTCTCTACCGCTTTCTTCCACATATAGCCTCCGTTGATTATTTAATCAGAGAGAACACAATCTCGTTGCCTTCCCAGTTAGTTTTAAGTTCTACTGTGCGTTTTTCGCAAGCGTATCTAGTATTACCTTCCGCACTATCCTTCCAACCATTGCGCTTTAGTGTTCGCTTAACCTGTAAGCAACCACTCATTCCCATCCGTTCCCATCCATCATCAGTTTCATGGTGTCCCATAAACTCAATAATCGCACCATTAAGATACAGCACAAGCACCATCATAGTTACATTCATTAGGGCGCTCCGTTGCTTGCTTTGATTTCAGATGTTTTATCCTTCAACACCTCAACATGACGCTCTAAGTTTTCGATACGTTGCTTGAAGAAATCTAGTGTAAGTGCTTGCTGCTGATCGTATGGGGCCTTGCCTGTTTCGATCACTTCCTGTAGTTTGGAAAACTCTTTTGCTAAATGCTCCAACAGCATGAACTGTTCCGCGTCTGCTGGGAGCGCTCCAAGGTCGCCTCTAGGCCACTTGATTCTAAAATTTTCATTCTGTTCTACAGACTTCTGCATTAGGATTTGATTTGTTTCAATAACATTCAGCCTTTCCTGAAGGCCGAACCAAGCCCATGTGCCTACAGCAACAGCGGAGGCTAGGCCAATTAGATTTCTAAGAGGAAGGCCAACGCTAGTTTTATCTGATACATTAATATCGCTCATCTACTTAATAGGCGTTGCTCTAACGTGTCTATCCTGTCGAGGATTCTATCTATATGAGTGTCGAGTTCAGCACGGCTAACATTTACTGTGGCAAGGTCTGTTACCCTAGCGTGTAACCTATCTATCTGTGCAAATATTCTTTTAACTAACCATCCACCAAGGAGAAGGACAATGCCAGTTAGGGCATCCACCATGGCAGACGGCTCCATCAGGTTCCAACCTTTGGTTCTGGGAACTCTGGGTTAGCATTTAGGCTGAAGGCTAAGCCTGCCTCTGCCTTACCTGACCAGACCATGCAGGCCTCAGAACTTTCCTTACGTTGTTTCGCTATAACGATGGTTGATGAGGTATTATGTTGATTTACAAAGATGATAAAGGAATCGGTTTCGTTTAGTTGGCCCATAACTATTGGAGCCTCGCCAAACTTTTCACCTAGTATGTCCGACATCCTCTCTATACTTGGTACGCAGAATATCTGCATCTGCACAAAGCGTGGGGTAACATCAGTTGGTGGCCCCTCCGCCATTACAGGTGAGATAATCAGGGCTAGTATAGATAGAATCTTTCTCACGGTTTAATTCTCTTCACTTTTTTATAAGTAGGTGTTTTAACCTTTACTGCCTTTTTTCCCTTCTTTTTGGCGTACTTGGCCGCTGCCTTTTTTCCTGCTGGCGTATAAGCAAATTTCTTCTGTCCTACTGTAGGCATTTAAAACCCTCCTTATATTAGTCTTTTGGGCGGAAGCCCTTCATCTACCATTTTCTACATCAGCCAAAGAGTCTGATAAATAAACAAGTACTTCCGCTTTGCAGTTGGGGCAACTTAGACTGGAAACGAGGAAAAGCTCTCCTGAATCGCCTTCTTCCTCATGATCCCCGCCCCAAATAAGCTCAGTTTTGCAATGCCAGCAATTCATCTGCCTCTACTTAAGTTCTGCTGTTTCATAGCTCTGATCTCGGCAGCATTTTTCCTTCTCTCTCGGTTTTTAAATTTATCATTCATGGGAGACCACTGGTTAGGAAGAGTCTTAGTACTCCTATGAGTTTTCTTGTCCTTCGCCATTTATATGCCCCTCAGAGGCTCTGTAATGCCCGTCACGGGCTTTTAAGACTATACCCTACCTACCCCTACTGGTATCGTTGCTATATCCATCCGGGTCCAGTAGGATTCATCCACGAATCATAGAAATTAGGCATATTATTCTGCAAAGGGCCGCTCATCCCATATTCTTGCATGTCAAAGTGAGGGTTCCCTTGTGAAAAGAGCGGGGATTTTTTGCTAAAGGCTTTAACATCCTGTGTCCAACCCTTGAGCATAGGCATTTTAGAATTAAACCACGCATTATGCATATCGTACTGGGCTTTATTCATAAGACCCGCATTATAAAGCTGTTCGTATCTAACAGGTCCGACACCATATTTTCCGGTTTCAAGGGAATCTAAATGAGGATTATGATTATATTGCCCTTGTGGGTCAAACGCCAAGAAAGCGGCTCGGTTCTCTTCTATTGTATTCTTTGCTTTTTGGCTTTGTTTTACGTTAAGAGCAGTTTTTTGAAAAGTGGGGATATCGTCCATATAGAATGATATTCTGTTAAATCCCTCTTCTCCCCCAAATGCGTCTGCTCCAAGTCCTTCTGGCCCTGACGAATCTTTACCGCCTCCCATTCCCATAGCCATTATATTTTCTCCTTTCAGAGGGGACTAACGCCCCCCCTCCATAAGGACGAAAGACTCAGCCTTCCGTCGATTCTCTGTCGTCCTCAATGATGTTGTAGTGAACGCTGCCATTAGGCTGCTCCTCTACCCGATAGCGGACAGGGGTCATCTTATAGACAGTGAACTCATTACCATTCCCGTGCGGTGTCGTTTGTTCCAGCATCTGGTCCATAATAGCAAAGGGTGTGTGCCCTTTTCC